ATCTGTATTAACGTTTTGTACATCAGACAAAGCTTCTGCATCAGACATATACTCTTGTCCTGTTTGTGTATTGGTTAAAGTTACCTCACATTTAGGTGTAATAACCGGTGTTCTTTTACCATTAATTATTTCATATCTAACTGATGCTTCTGTTTCTATAAACGACATTATTTATCCTCTCTGTTTATCTCTAATATTGATGCAATAGCATATAATCTGTTTGCGTCTGCAGCGGTTACTTGTAATACTTCCTCTTCTAACATAATTAAGGGTTCTGTTAATAATTGTTCTGTTGCATTTCCAGCTATAGGTTTAACTGTAAATAAATTAAAAGCTGCTGCTCCTGCTCCCGGATCCCCATCAAATAGTTTAACTGTAATTGTAGTAGATTGATTTGAATCATCACTTACTAACAATGATTTTACAATTGCTCTAGAGTTCGAGGGTACTGCATACAAAGTTGTAGCTGTGGTAGCTGTTAAATCTTTTTTAGCGTTTAAATATATATTTGCCATGTTATCCTAATCCAAACCAAGTGTATCGTTCAGCATCTTCTTTTAATTGTGTTAAAAATGTAGAGTTTAATTGTTCTACAATAGAATTAAAACTTCTATTTATTTGTCTTTGATTATCTTCACTATATTCTTTTTTAGGTTCAGGTAATCTTACTACAATTCTTGTCATTATCTTTTTCCATCTGGTTGTAAATCAATTAAGAATGTTCCAAATCTCCATTTTTGTCCAAGTCCGGTATTTTCTATTTTTAAACTTGCATATCTTCCTCTTGCTCTAGTATCTTCTTTGGTTGTTGAAGATGTAATTGTAAAAGGACTTAATGAACTTTCTTCTATACTAGAAGAAGGGTAATCTTTTAAACCTATTGTGACATTTGCATTTCCTGTTAATGTTTTAAAATCTGGTACAAATCTTCTCATTGCTAAAAATGTTTCGGGTTGTTCTTGTTGTAAAGCAATATCATAAGATTGTAAAGAAGATGTTAAAGCTGTAGTAGATCCATCAGGATTAATTTGATCGGTCCCCGTTTCTTGTTCAAATAATACAGTTTGCCCTAAACCATCTACTCCAATTACAGCTGGAAAAGTACCTTCGGCACTATTGTTAAAACTAGAAGAATAAGGTTTTGGATAAATTAAAGCATCAATCCAAGCCGTTCTAATTGAATTAGTGTTAATGCCTGTGTACCAATTACCCATTGGGACTGATTGAGATTCACCATAGTTAAATACAACATACCTATCATTAAAATTTGAATTTGCAGTGGGATACCACCAACTGACTTCTGTATATAAATTATTTATACCTGCACAAATTTGTTGACCTTTAGTTGTATCACAATCATCAAAAACATAATCTTCAACAGAACATGCTAATGAGTTAACTGTACCATCAAAAGAAAAGAAACCATTATTAGACATCCAATAAGCAACTCCGTCAATTTCAACCGCTGCATTCTTACCAATCAATCCACAGTTAGTACCCACTTGTTCAAATCCAAATGTAAAAGGTGCTCCAACAAATTTCATTGTGTATAAAGCGTTATCTGTCCAGACTAGAATATTTTCTTTGGCAACAATACTACCTACAATTTTAGTACCATCTTGTAATCTCTGTGAACCCGCAGTATTCGTTGCTTTAATTGCATAAAAATTAATTGCTTCTTGGTCCGCGAACCTTACAAACATATCATCTTGAGTTGTAGGATCTCCTATTACATCTTCCGTTCCAAAATGAATTAAGTGTCTAGTTGTTGGAGAAATTAAAGTTAAGCGACTTGCTGTTGGATTACCCTCTCCTGTGCTGAGAGCTGTTTCAAATCCTGATGTAGTTGTGGATGCACGAGTTGTAAATTTTGCTGCAATACCTGAGTTCCATGTAAATGTTTTACCATTTGAAATAGTTGCAACAAGTACTTGACCAAAATTACTCAATGACCATAGACCTGATTCTAGAGTAACAGTAGAAGCTTCTACTGCTGAACCCCAACCCGAATAGTCTGATGAATCTGTTACAACTGCTCCAGAGCTATGCGTCACACCGGCTGTACCATTTGCTCCCCGTGTTGCTCCAGTAAATGTATTTGTGCCTTTTCCTGTGTAAGTAATTAACTCTGTTCCAATTGAAATTGTTCCTGCTGTTGGAAAACCTGTGTTAGAAGTAACTGGAATAGTAGTGACACTAGCATTTATTCCAGAAGATAAAGTGTTAGCTAATGCTCCTGAAACAGTTCCCCCAAATTGTCCAATACCAAAACCATAACCATAAGTTTGTTGAGCAGGGCCTACACTTTGATAAGGTTCTACGATCATAGAACCTCCAGTGGACACTGCACCACTTGCTTGATTTAAAGAATCAATAGTAAAAGTAGTATTAGTAGGAACTGTTAAAACTTGAAATAATTTATCTTCAAAATCAGAAGCAGAAAGTCCAGTTCCACTAGGTAATGTTACAGAGTTTAATAAAATTATATCTCCAACTTGTAGACCATGTGCAGAAGTAGTTGTGATTGTACAAGTTTTATTTGAAGTACTATTTGTGGCTAATGTTGAAGATGTAAAAGTAGTTTGAGTTCCAGCATTATTAGTACGGAAAGGTGTTATATCAAAAAGTTGTCCTTCAAAATATATAAGTAAAAATTTATCTGTGCCAATTGCAACGTAACGGTTACCTTCTAGATCAACAAAAGAATGCATTTTTCTAGATACACCTACAATTGTATCTAAAGTTAAAGAAGACCAGCCTCCTACTTTTTCTGGAAATCCATATCTAAATCTTACGTTATCAGAGTCTACCCAACGTCCTACTGCACCAACACCTGTATCTTGTTTATTTATACCGGGTAAAAATTTAATGGAAGTAAGAGCCATGATCCGTGCTCCTTACGCTGTGTTCGTTTTATAAGTCCAGCCTCTTGTAGAATCTACATAAACCAAAGTAAGGGCTTGACCATTAGTACTTAATGTTAAGTTACTTGTACCCGAATTAATAGGTTTATTGTTTCTGTCAATAATACAGTTGTTAGATCCAAAAGTTCCTCTAGCATCTATAATTGTAATTTCATCTCCTGTAGCTGGAGCAACAGGTAAAACTATTGTAATAGGGTTTGCAGTAGTGTTTGCTAAAATTTGATTGCCTGCAACTGTTGTGTATGATGAGTTAGAATCTGTAATTGTTACATAACCTTTTTCTATAAGAGTTGTAGTAGTTTGAGCTCCATCTGAAACACACATTAATGTTGATCCAGGAGGCACAGGTTGTGCTGTTCCACTAGTTGTTAAAACGTCTAGTGTTCTATTTGATGTTCCTCTAACAGTAGCGTCTTCTACAAACCATAGTCTAGTAACTCCACTACCACTAGGCATTGTTAAAGTTCTATTAGCTGAAAGAGTCCCTGTTAATTTTAAAAATATATTTTTACCATTTGATTCCGCACCATCAGTTAGTGCCAATGTAATATCAGCTCCAGCCATGTCTACGGATAAAACTCCTGATGAGGACTGTTGTAAAATTTGTAAATTTGTATTAGTTATTGTTCCCCAAAGACCTGCTTTTTCTCCAGTACTAACTAGTTCTAATTTTAAATCTGATGAATAACTTGATGCCATAATTTCCTTAAATTGGATCTATTGGTGTCCATACCATTGTTGCTCCAGGTACTATATTTTCCCATGTTATAACGTTAGGGTTATTTACACCAGCAACTAATTGACTGCCTGTAGGATTTACTAACGCTGTTCCTGTTATACTAACATTTCCTGTAGCAATCGTCAATGCATTTCCTGTAACAGATGTATTAGCATCAGCGGTAACTATGAAATTTCCTATACCTAATGAAGTAGCATTACCTGTAACAGTAAAATTAGAGTCCCCTGTAATTGTAACAGTTCCCGTGCCTAGTATTACTTGAGAAGGATCAACGTCTTCTACAATAGAATCTGCTGTAATTCCAACACTACCAATACTAATTGATAATGCATTACCTATTACTTGAATATTTACATTATTGTCGTTAGCTGTTGAGAACGGTTCTTCAGCAAATGAAAAAAATCCAAACAGCATAGGTTAACTTATTTTTAATTATACTGCTGTGTA